GCTGTGGCAGCGCCTGGCGGATCAGCTGCCTGTGTCGGTCACCACCGAAGCGGGAAGCACGAAGATGCGCGACCGCTCAACGTTCACGCCCGGCGCCACGGACGATACAGCGGAATACCTCGACGCGAATGGCTGGACGCTGCTGGATGGCGCGAACGGCGAGCGATACATCCGCTGCCCGTTTGAGGATGGCCACAGCACCGGTGGCGACCCGACCAGTACGGTTTACTTCCCGGGCGGTACCGCGGGCTTTGAGCAGGGCCATTTCAAGTGCCTGCACGCCAGCTGTGCACACCGCGACGACGGCGATTTCCTTAATGCCATCGGGATCCGCAACGACGATTTCGAAGACCTGACCAGCACCGATGTTGCAGAGCCATTACCGCTGCCGGCGTTTGAGCGCGATAAGTGGGGCCGCATCGAGGCCACCATCAGCAACGCGGCCAAAGCCGTTGTGCGTCCTGACTTCGTGGATATCGATATTCGCTTCGACCAGTTCCGCGATGAAATCATGTTCGCACAGGCTGGCTCCGGCCAGTGGCAGGCGTTCACTGATGCGGACTATGCGCGCCTGCGCATCACAATGGAAAAGCGCGGCTTTAAGCCTGTCGGGCGCGAGCTCATCCGCGACGTGGTACTGCTGGCCGCTGACGAACAGCCTTTCGACTCGGCTACTACCTGGCTGAGCGGGCTGGAGTGGGACGGCGTGCCGCGCATCGAATCTTTCTACCACACGCGCTTCGGTACCGCCGACACGCCATACACCCGCGCGGTGTCCATGTACATGTGGACGGCGCTGGCGGGCAGGGTGCTGGAGCCCGGTGTCAAAGCCGATATGGTGCCGATCCTCGTCGGCCCTCAGGGCTGCGGTAAATCCTCCGGCGTGGAGGCTTTATCACCCGACCCGGCGTTCTTCACTGAGATCTCATTCGCTGAGAAAGACGACGACCTCGCACGCAAGATGCGCGGACGACTGGTGGCGGAGATTGGCGAGCTGCGCGGCCTCAATACCAAAGAGCTGGAGTCCATCAAGGCATTCGTGACGCGCACGCATGAGAACTGGATCCCTAAATACCGCGAGTTCGCTACCCAGTTCCCGCGTCGCCTGGTGTTCGTCGGTACCACCAACGAGGACGAGTTCCTCGCGGACAAGACCGGTAACCGCCGCTGGCTTCCCGTGGAGGTGTCGAAAGTCGACGTGAAAGCGATAAAAACTGACCTCCTTTTGCTGTGGGCTGAGGCCCGCGAGACGTTTAAGCGCCTCGGCGGCATCCAGTTCCGCGATGCTGAGCGGCTCGGTGCGAGTGTCCATGAGCAGTACACCATTAAGGACGCATGGCTCGAAACGGTCGAGAAATGGCTCGACACGCCTGACCTGATGACTAACGACATTCCGCGAAATTGCGAATTTTTACGAGCTAGCGACGTACTGCGCGATGCGATTGGCTTAAATCCAAGCCACATCGGAAAACGCGAAGAAATGCGAATTAGCAATGTTTTGCAAAATTGCGGTTATAAGCGTGTTCAGCGTCGTGTTGACGGGAAAATGACTCGAATTTTTGAGGCGGTGTCCCAACCTGTACCAGCCTCAAAATAGAGGTTGGTACATTTTAACTATTTGAATTTAAAGGCCAGTACCAACTGTACCAACTGTACCAACCTAATTACTAAGAACCCCATATATATATATAAGTCGTTTGGGGAAAAGGTTTGAAAAGAGCTGGTACAGGTGGGTACAGGCTGGTACAGGCCGAACATGTAATTTATTGCGGGTAGCGATATGCAAATACGATTCGATTCCACCACGGCGATTAACGAGTGCCAGAAGCTCAATAAAATCGCTCTCTATGCTCGCGCGTGCGCGCGTTTTGCGAGGTGACCCATGCCAGTTGTCGCAACGTTCAAAACAGACTGGTTCCGGGTGATTAACGACATCACGCGCAGCGGCATTCCCCTCCAGGAGATTGCCAGAGAGCTCGACGTGTCGAAGTCTGCTATCATCGGCTGGAAGCAGGGCGCAGCACCGAACCACCACACGGGCGAAGCGCTGATAGACTTCTGGTGTTACGTCACACAGCGCCCGCGCTCCGAGCTGCCTGCGCTGGTTACATCACGGCGATTTGTTTACGCCTGGCGATCGAAGCGTCTGGCACCATGAAAACTTGCAAAAACAGGGCGTTCATCGGTTAAAAACGCTATGCAAAAACCGCCCTGTTTTATGCACGATTTATGCAGTCCGTTTTCCCTCTTTCCCGCCAGTAAACCGCAACAAATAAACCCTTCACGCATTTAACGTAATGAGTCCACTTTTGCCGGTGCGCGTTACGGTCATTATGTTAAATCGACCCTGTTTTTAACAAATTTCCCATTTGGTCGGGATTCCGACCGCGACCCCGTTTCACACTTACGGCTCAATCATCACAGGAGCCAACACAATGGGCCGACCAAAGAAAACCGTCGAAGTACCAGGGCAGGAGCCTGAAACCGGCACTGAGCAGCAGACCGTTGCTGATGCCCCGATTACAGCGACTGAGATCCAGACGCTTAATGCAGACGGCCAGCGCGCAGAGCAGGAGGTTATCCAGCAGCGCGTTGCTAACCTGCTGGAAGATGCCGTACTCGCTGAGCGAAATACTCTGCTGGGTACCATCAACGAGCAGGGCGCGGCCATCATCGCCCGCTTTGAAACGCTGGGTTACACCGACCTGGCTGACCAGCAGCTGACCGACAATCTCGAATTCCTCCAGCTCGTCAAAAAAGCCACCACGGCAGAGCCTGCCGCGCCGCTGGGCTACGTGACGAACGACGAGGGCAAGCGCCAGCCGGTTACGGGTAAGCCCGTTCTGACTGAGCACGGCTGGCACGTTCCGGGCTAAGAGGGGATCGCTATGTGTGGAGGTGGAGCACCTAAGGTCGTACAGACCGACCCGCAGGCCGAAGCGGATGCAGCTGCTGACGCAGCGGCAAAAGCGGCAAACGCAGACGCAGCAGCGCGCAAGAAGCGCAAGAAAGGCTCGTCCCTTCTCGCCAGTGGCGCAGAGGGGGCGGCTGATTCTGGCAGCTCTCTGCTGTCCTCTGGTGCGCAGGCAGCGCAGCAGAAAAACACTCTGGGGGCGTAACTGATGGTTGAACTCGCCGTTAAGCTGATTAAGCGTTCCGACACGCTGAAAGCCAACCGTCAGCAGCATGAAAGCGTCTGGCGCGAGTGCTATGACTACACCTATCCGCTGCGCGGCGCGGGATTCTCTGACGAAGTGCTTGACGCTCAGAGCGCAAAACACAAGGTGGCGAAGCTACTGGACGGCACCGCCACCGACAGCGCCCGCATGCTGGCCTCTGCGCTCATGTCCGGCATGACCCCGGCGAACGCGCAGTGGCTGAACCTCGACAGCGAATCGCTGCCGGACGATGCAAAGGCCTGGCTGTCTGAGTGCGCTACGCTGGTATGGGAGAACATTCACGCGGCCAACTTCGACGCCGAGGGCTACGAGGCAAATCTCGACGTGGTGTGTGCTGGCTGGTTCGTCCTGTACATCGACGAGGACCGGGAAGAGGGCGGTTACACCTTCCAGCAGTGGCCGCTGGCACAGTGCTACGTCACGTCCACCCGCAAAGACGGCATCGTGGACACGATCTACCGCCGCTACCAACTGACCGCAGAGCAGGCCATCAAAGAATTTGGCGCGGACAAGGTCAGCGAGAAGATCCGCGACGCGGCGAAGAAAAAGCCCGACGATAAATTTGATTTCCTGCACTGCATTTTCCCGCGCGAAACCTACATGGTTGATGCGCGTCTGGCGAAAAACATGCGCTTTGCGTCGTACAACGTCGACGTGAGCAACAAGCAGGTGGTGCGCGAATCCGGCTATCACGAATTCCCGTGCTGCGTGCCGCGCTGGATGAAAATCCCCGGCGGCTCCTACGGTATCGGCCCGGTGTACGACGCGCTGCCGGACTGCAAAGAGCTGAACGAAACCAAACGCATGGAGAAAGCAGCGCAGGATCTGGCTATCTCCGGCATGTGGATTGCCGAAGACGACGGCGTACTCAATCCGCGCACGGTCAAAGTCGGCCCGCGTCGCATCATCGTGGCGAACAGCGTCGACAGCATGAAACCTTTGCTGACCGGTGCAGATTTCCAGGTGGCCTTTACCGCAGAAGATCGCCTGCAAGCATCAATCCGCAAAATCATGATGGCCGACCAGCTTCAACCGCAGGACGGTCCAGCCATGACCGCCACCGAGGTGCATGTGCGCGTTGCTCTGATTCGCCAGCTGCTCGGCCCGGTGTACGGCCGGTTCCAGGCTGAATATCTCCAGTTGCTGGTGGTGCGCTGCTTTGGCATCGCTTTCCGCGCTGGCATTTTTTCCCCACCACCCGAGAGCCTCCAGAACGCCAATTTCAACGTGCGTTACATCTCACCTCTGGCACGCGCGCAGAAGCTGGAAGACGTAACGGCAATCGAACGCCTCGGCGCGAACGTGGCAAACCTGGCAGGCATCAGCCAGGACGTTGTTGACCTCATCGATACCGATGAAGCCACGCGTGTTGTGGCTGAGGCGCTCGGCGTTCCGGCAAAAGTAATTCGCTCATCTGATGCTGTGGCGGATCTCCGTGACCAGCGCCAGAAAGCACATCAGCAGGCCGCACAGCAGCAACTCATGATGCAGGCGGGAACCGAAGCGGCAGGGGCCGCAGGGCAGACCGCTGGCGCGGCAATAGGGCAACGACTTGCAGGTAACCAATGAGAATAAAACAGGCTACACCTCAGGATTTTAAGCGCATTTTCGAAGAGATGCCTGGCGGTTCTCAGGTGCTGGAAGAATTAACGCGCCGCTTCGGGCGTGCGGCGTACGTCCCCGGCGGTACCGAGGGTGACCGTGAAACGTGTTACAGGGCAGGACAACGATCCGTACTGGATTACATCCTACGCGAAATCAACAAGGCCGATGGAGTAGAAGACGATGTGGAAGCTTAAACACTTATTTATGAACGCAGAGCCGGGCGCAGAACAGCCAGGCGGCGGTAACGGAGGTGGTGAAGATGGCGGCAATAATCCGGGTGCTGGCGAACCTTCTGGCAATTCTCTGCTTAGCACCGGCGCAGGCGAAGGCGAACCGGGTGCTAATGACTGGCTACCTGAGAAATTCCGCGTTATGGGCGAGGACGGAAAACTCAGTATTGAAAGCTCTGCCCGCAAACTGGCGGAAAATTACACCCACCTTGAAAAACGCATGGGGACCGGCGACGCGCCGCCGAAAACGGCAGATGAATATGCACCTAAGGTAGAGGTCGAGGGATTCAACTGGGAAGAATTCAAAGCCGATCCGCGCATGCAGAGCTTCATGAAAACTGCACACGCCAAAGGCATTACTAACGACCAGATGAGCTTTATCCTGGGTGAATACGCACAGCGTGCTCCTGGGCTGGTGGGCGGTGCCGCTGCGCTGGATTCTGAAGCGGCCACCACACAGCTGCGTGAAGTGTGGAAGACCGACGCGGAGTTTAAGCAAAACATCGGTCTGGCTTTCCGGGCGTTCAACTCCCTGGCAGACGACGCCGACAAAGGCCGCATTGACGAGATCGGCAATAACCCGATGGTTATCCGCATGCTGGCTAAAGTCGGCGCGGAAATGCAGGAAGATGCGCCGGCGGGTGGCGATGTGAACCTCGAAGAGCAGCAGACCATTCGCGATCTGATGAAATCCCCGGCGTACATGGACCCCAAAGACCCTGACCATGAGCGCGTATCAGCGAAGGTTAAAGCGTATTACCAGCGTCGTTACGGCGATCAAACCGTAGCGTGACATGTCACGACGACAACGCAAAAAGCCAGCCTGACCCGCTGGCTTTTTCATTTGGTCGGGATTCCGACCGCACACCTAGTTAACAATCTCTCCACAAACAGCCCGGCGGGGACGCCGGATAACTGAATTTTCCCGCAGTGCGTAAGCGCCACGCGCATTGTGTTAACAGGGCCGGGAAACCGACAACCCAGCAGGCGATATTTTCTGGAGTGATTGTTATGTCATTTGATGCCAATAAGAACATGATCACCGCTGCGTTTATCACGCAGTTTCATGATTCTTTCGAAATCGCCGCGCAGCAGAAGGATTCCCGCCTTCAGGCAGCGGTAAACGACCGTGGGATGATCACCGGCGAAGCCTTCACCATTAACGATATGGGTACCATCGAAATGACGCAGATCACCACGCGTTTCGGTGACACAGTATGGGACCTGCCAGAAGCTGGCACCCGTAATGCGTTGATGGCGGATTACGCTGTATTCGTTCCGGTTGAAAAACGTGACCTGCGTAAATTGCTGGCCGACCCACAGGGACCATACCTGCAACTTACCCTGGCGGCCGCCAACCGTAAAAAAGACGATGTTGTATATCGTGCACTGCTTGATGATGTCATGCGTAAGACATCAAGCAGTGGTGCATATGCACCGGTGTCACTGCCTGCGTCGCAGAAAATTGTTGCTGGTGGTACGGGCATGACCAAAGCCAAGCTGATCGCGGCGAAAGCGATGTTCCGCCGTAACGAGTGCGACGAGCAGAACGGTGAAGAGCTGTACATCACCTACAACGCCGACATGCTGACTCAGATCCTCAGTGACACCACGCTGACTTCTGCCGATTTCATGGCGGTGAAAATGCTCCAGGAAGGTGCTGTATCCGGCAACTGGCTCGGCTTTAAGTGGCTGGCTTACGAAAAACTGGATTCTGTGACCGATGGCGATCCGGCCGTAACCACTAAAACCGCCGTTGCATGGTGTAAATCCGCTGTGCATTTCGGTACCGGCGCAGAGTACAGCGTCGATATCGGCCCACGTCGCGATAAAAACAACACCATTCAGATCTCTGTTGATGCGTCTTATGGTGCTGGCCGTGCCAACGAGAAAAAAGTCGTCGCCATCGATTTTGTTGTTTAAGCCGCTGGTGTGTTTGCCGGGGATTACCCCCGGCCTTTTTTCATCTGAGGTTATGCCATGACTTCGAGTGTCTCTATCTGCTCAAACGCACTTCTGGCGCTGGGCGCTCACCCGATAAATGATTTCGACGAAGACACGGATCATGCCCGTCTTTGCGCCAACCTTTACCCCACTGTCCGTAATAAATTACTCCGCGCGCACCCCTGGAACTGCGCGATAAAACGCGTTGTGCTCTCGCCTGTCAGCGCCGCGCCTGTCTTTGGGTATGGTTATCAGTTTTCCCTGCCCGGTGATCTGATCCGCGTCCTGTCCGTTGGCGAACCACGTGACGATATTGATTACCGAATTGAGGGTAGCCGGCTTCTGGCTAATGTCGATGTGATTCGCTTGCGTTATATCTTCCGAAACGAGGACGAGTCCACGTGGGACGCCGCGCTGGTGGATGTGGCTGAAATGATGATGCAGTCCAAACTGGCATACGCGGTAACCGGGTCCGCCAGCCTGCGTGACAGCCTGACGCAAGAGGCTGCGTTTTTGCTTAAACAGGCCAAAGCTGTCGACGGCCAGGAAGATCCGCCGGAAGAGCTTGGCGGTTACCCTACCTATGAGTCGAGGTTCTGACATGCGCGCGAACCTCATAAAAACCAATTTTACCGCTGGCGAAGTGTCCCCGCGTCTCATGGGGCGCGTTGATATCGCCCGTTATGCCAACGGCGCGAAGATTATCGAAAACGCTGTTGTGGTCGTGCAGGGCGGCGTTGTCCGCAGACCTGGTACACGCTTTGCGGCGGCGACCAAACACGGCGATAAAAAATCTCGACTCATCCCCTACGTGTTCAACCGATCTCAGGCTTACATGCTGGAGTTCGGTGACGGCTACATGCGCATTTTTCAGAACGGTAAGCAACTGGTCAACGAAGACAATACGCCTTATGAAATCGCCAGTCCCTATACCGCTGACATGCTGCCCGCCGTGAATTATGTCCAGGGCGCTGACACCATGTTTCTGGTTCATCAGTCTGTGAAGCCTCACCGTCTCCAGCGACGCGGCCAGACCGACTGGGTGCTTGAGCCTGCACCGTTCATCGTTGAGCCTTTCGACGAGGTACGCGATACACCGCAGAAATGGTGTAAGCCATCCGTCAAAGAGTTCGTGGGCTCTGAAATTACGCTGACCCTGAGCGATGCGGATCCTGGCGATAACGAAACACCACCGTTTACCGGGGCTGGATGGGTTGCTCAGGATGTCGGTTCTTACGTCCGGATTAACGAAGGGCTGGTGCTGATAAAAAGCATTACCAGTGCGCAGGTTGCTGTCGGTACCATTCGCAGCGATTTAAGCGCAACACAGGCAGCGTCACCCGGTTCGTGGACACGTGAGGATACTGTCTGGACTGACGATTTTGGCTATCCCGGTGCGGTTACGCTTTACCAGCAGCGGCTTGTTCTTGCCGGTTCCCCGAAGTATCCGCAAACAATCTGGTGGAGCGAGACAGGCGTTTATCTGTCCTTTGAGATCGGTACCGAAGATGATGACGCGATCAGCTTCACGCTGTCTTCCGACCAGCTCAACCCTATCGTGCATCTGGCGCAGATGAACACCCTGATTGCACTGACCTACGGCGGCGAGTTTACAATCACCTCCGGAAACGATGCGGCCATAACACCGACCAATATTTCGGTGAAAAATCCGAGTCCATACGGCTGTAACGGGATCCGCCCGGTGCGAGTCGGTACCGAAATCATGTTCGTGCAGCGCGCTGGCCGCAAGCTCTACGCAGTGGCGTATGACCCGGACAGCTTTGTTTCCTATTCCGCCAACGATATGACGGTGCTGGCCGAGCACATCACTGCCGGTGGCGTGCTGGACATGGCCTATCAGCAACAACCAGATGCATTTATCTGGATGGTCAGAGCGGATGGTGTTGCGGTCACCATGGCTATCGATCGCGCTCAGGACGTTATTGCATGGTCCCGTCAGGTGACTGCTGGCGCGTTTGAGTCGGTGGCTACCATCCCGTCCGATACCGACGATGTGGTTTACGCAATCGTCCGTCGTGAGATGAACGGTCAGACTGTCCGGTATGTCGAGGTATTTGACAGCAAACTGTATACCGATGCCGCTGTGACGGGCACCAGTAGCGCTGGTTCCGCCACGTGGTCCGGCCTCGCTCACCTTGAGGGACAGACGGTTGATGTGGTGGCCGATGGCGCTGTTATGCCGCAGTACACAGTTTCCGCTGGTCAAATCACCCTGTCCCGCCCGGCGAAAAGTGTGGAGATCGGCCTGCACTTCGAAAGCACGATCGAAACGCTTTCGCCAGAGGTTCAGACCACTGAGGGTACAACGCAGAACGCGAAGAAGCGCACCAGCGAAGTGACAATGCGTTTTCTCGAAACCACTGGCGCGGAGTGTAACGGCCAGGTCATTCCGTTCCGCCGGTTCGGACCAAAAATCCTCAACCAGCCCGCACCGCTTTTCACCGGGGATCACTACTGGGGAAAACTCGGCTGGGAGCGGGGGGAGGACACCCTGCTTATTCAGCAGCGCCAGCCGCTGCCATTCCACCTTCTCGCAATTATTTTCACGTTCACCAGTAACGGGGGCTGACATGGTACGTAACGCAACAGTCGGGGATATCCCGGCGCTGATCGAGCTGGGCGCGCGGATGTATATCGAGTCCCGCTATTCGCATAACTCACCTTTTGATGAAGAAAAGTGCGCAGAGCTCGCCCGCAACCTTATTTCAACTCCTGCCGGCTGTCTGCTTGTGGCAGAAAAAGACGGTGCGGTAATCGGCTGGCTGGCCGGTGGTATTGCTGAGCAGTGGTTCAGCCGCCAGTTGATGGCGTTTGAGTATGGGCTATTTATTGCGCAGGAACATCGTGGCGGCACAGCTGGACCGCGTCTCGCTAAAGCCTTTATCACCTGGGCGGAAGACCACGGCGCCGCCATCATAAATATGGGTATCACCACGGGCGTGCATGAAGAGCGCACCGGTGATTTGTATTCACGTCTCGGCCTGTCCCGTACCGGTCTGCTTTATTCAAAAGAGGTGTAACGATGTGTACCGGGTTAGAGGTGGCTGCAATTGGTGCGTCTGTTCTTACGGCTGGTGGCGCGGTCTATAGCGGGCAACAGCAAAAGAAAATGTCCAACTATCAGGCGGCGCAGGCGGAAGCAGATGCAGAAGCCGCGCAGGCAGCTGCACGCGTAGAAGCTGATCGTATCCGTAAGGCGGGCAGGGCACAAGCAGCCCAGGCAAATGCAGCTCTGGCAGCATCAGGTGTTGAAACCGGGGAGGGTACTGCGCTGCGTATTCAGTCCGATATTGTGGGTGATGCGGAACAGGATGCGTACCAGACCATTCTGAACGGCGCGAACCAGAGCGCACGGCTCAACGCGCAGGCGTCTGCCGACCGCATCAGCGGCCGTAATGCTTCAACATCTGGCTACATCAGCGCGGGCAGCTCACTGCTGAGCGCTGGCGGCACAGCGTATAACGGCTGGAAAAAAGCAGGGAGTAAATAACCGTGAGAATTCCAACGGGTAATTTTGGTAACGTTGCGCCGCAGACTAATCCGACCCGGGTCGGTGTCAGTAATGTTGGCCAGATTGGTAACGCTGTAGCCGGGCTGGGGGCTGCTCTGGGCCAGACTGTGGATGATTTGCAGCGTACGCAGGATAAAGCTGATGTGGCCGCTACCCAGGCGATACTTACCGATCTCGATGCGAAATCCAGCGACCGCTGGGAGAACCCGGAGACCGGCGCGCTGGTAACCCGGCAGGGGTTTAAGTCGTCTGGCGTTGGTCTGGACATGGACAAGCTGGATTCATCAGACTACGAAGAAGCCCGCAAACGCGTACCACAGAGCCAGTTGCAGTATTTCGATGCACAATGGAAAGCGGGTCAGATCCGTCGCGCCAGCACTTACAACAGCTTTGAACGTAGCCAGACCGAACAGGCCCAGCGCCAGCAACTTGACGCGACGGTAAAATCGTCCGTTGAACAGGAAGCGGGGGCGTTCGACGATCCGCAGGCAGCTGCGTTGATTCGCAGTGCCCGGCAGCACTCGATTTCATTGTATGGCCAGGCACAAGGATGGTCACAGGAGCAAATTGACCAGGCGGTTTCCGAGGCAAATTTGCGCGCTATGGACCAGCGAGCCCAGAATTATGCGGTTACCAATCCTCAGGGCTGGTTAAATGGCGATTTTCCAGTGAAAGATACCGGTGCGCTGGATATGCGTGCCATCGGGATAGTTGAATCCGGCGGTAAGCATTTTAATGCCGACGGCAGTATTATCACTTCTTCAGCCGGTGCGCAGGGAAAATACCAGCTGATGCCGGACACGGGCAAAGAGCTGGCGGCGAAGCGCGGCGTTGAATATAACCCGGCAGACGAAGAGCAAAATGCCCTGCTGGCAAGTGATTACGCAAATCAGCTGTACGGTAAATATGGCTCTGAAACGCTGGCGGGTGCTGCGTACAACTGGGGTATGGGCAACGTTGACAAACTGATCGCGAAAGCCGGGGACCCACGTAAAGGCGAAATATCTGAGGCTGATTTTGTCCGGCAGCTACCTGCGGAAACTCGCGGGTGGCTGGCCCGGTACCGTAAAAATAAAACCGGACTCGATCCGGTGTCTGTCAACAAAATCGATAATATCGCCGAGGCTAAAATCCGTGAGCAACGTACGGCTCTGCGCGAGAAAATTGATCCTATTCTGAATAATACGATGGCGCAGCTGTACAACGGCGAAGTACCTGACGCTATGCCAGATAAAGCCTCCATCATGTTTGCGTATGGTGAACAGGGGGCAAAGGCGGTTAAGCAGCTCGATATCGCGATCAACAACGCCAAAACCTTCCAGGCGATACAGTACGTTTCCCCAGAACAGCAGCAGTCAGAAATTGCGAAGTTAAAGCCTCAGGCATATGACCCTGATTATGCGCTGAAACTCGATGCATATGGCAAACTTGGCGCGCTGGTGCAGAAAAGCAATGAAGCGATACAGGCGCAGCGTGATGCCCGTCGTTTTAACGAAGCGCTGTCTATGGGCGAGAAACTCGACCCTACCAATAAATCTATGCAAAAAGCCGCCGACGAAACACCAACGGCGCAAAATTTCCGGATTAACGACGCCACTACCCACGACGGGATCGTACAGCAGGTGGCCCAGACCGGGATCATTCCTTCGCAGGTAACCACCCAGTTATCGGCGATATCCCGCTCGCGCAGCTCTGAGGCGGTACGTCAGGGTGCTGAGTTATTTAATCGTCTCTATGACACAGATCCTGCGTCTGTTGGCGACATGCCAAAGGATATGCAGGGATTTTATCTCACCGTTAAGCAGCTTACCGATTCAGGTATGGCGTCTGAAACCGCTATCGAGCAGGCGCAGAATCTGACCTACAACCAGACCGATGCGCTCAAAGCGCAACTGGCGTCAACCCAGAGTACTAAGGAGTACAAAAAAGACCGCAGCAAGGCGATGGATTCCACCGTGAGCAGTATGTCTGGCTTCTTTAGCTGGGGTAATCCATCAGCCGACGACCAGACGCCGGAGGCTGCACGTTTTCGCAATGATTATCAGTCGCTGTACGACATCAACTACCGCACCACTGGCGGTAATGCGGATGCGGCAAAGAAAATGACCAACCAGCAGATCGCCCGCACATGGAGTATCAGCGAAGTTAACGGCGACGCAAAACTTATGAAATACGCGCCAGAGGCACTCTATAACTACGGTCCGTCAGGCTGGCAGGCGGCACAGTGGAAAGAAGAAAAAGAGAGGCTGATGTATGGCGAACGCAAGGGGGATATCTCCACCAGCCCAACGCAACTCTGGATCACCTCCGGTAGCGCTGCACCTGTTACCAGCAAAACGCCGGAGTCGCGTATTGGTGGAGATCTGGAGATAACTCCTGATGTGCTGACGGCCCGCAATGGTGATTACGCCATCATGGTGCGGACAAAAGATAAGGATGGCATTGAGGCGGTACAGCCGTTCTACGATTCGTACGGCAGACCGATGCGCTGGAAACCGTCACTGGAAGAGTGGGAACCGTACAAAAAAATGCAGCAGGAGCGTGAAGAGCATGATCGCAACGAGTTGCAACGCGGTCAGGATATTCGCGGGTTCAAAGATAAACACCGCGCGCTCGACGAACAATATAAGCGCCTGCACAACGAGCGTATGGACAGGGTAAAAAATTACTTTTCGTGGAGCACTGAATAATGCCGGTATACGCTACTCCTGAAGAACTGAATAACGGATTCACTCCGGCGGGTAATGTCCTGGCGGCGCCTTCCGGGTTTGATGTCCCGTTGCCTGAGGGTACCAACCCGGCCCCCCAGCAGGATGAGCCGTCTGTGTGGGGCGCTGCATTTCGTCAGAATAACCTGCTTGGGGAGATGTTCCGCCCGGCGAAACAGTTTGAGCCGGTAGACGGGTACAATCCGTATGCTGATAAAAACGAGCTGCATGGCTATGAACAATGGGGATCTGCTTTTGCCGACTCCCGTTCGCCAGAAGAAACTGCCTGGCTGAAACAGCAGATTGACGACGAAAACGAGGACCGACGGGTACTTTCCGAGGCCGGAGGAGAGGGTGTTCTCGCCAGCATTGCCGCCGGGGTTGTTGACCCGGTTACAGTAGCTTCGATGTTCATCCCTGGGGCGCAGGGGGGCGCAGTGGCCCGTATTGCGTCGCAGGCTGCAATCGGTGCGGCTGCAACAGCAGCGAGCGAGGTTGCGCTTAACAACCAGCAGATCACCCGCACATGGGGCGAAAGCGCGTCTCACGTCGCAGCCGGTGCATTGATGAGCGGTGTATTTGCGGCGGCTGGCGCCGCGCTGTCTCCTTCTGTTCGCACCGCGGCCACGCGCGAAGTGGCTGATGCGCTCGATAGTATGAGTATCACGTCAGCGACGGATACGGCAGCGGCTTCCCTTCCGGAAGGTGGTAGCGTCGGCGCGGCACGAATCAGCGAAGCCACGCTCGAAGATCTCACTCCGGCAGCTGGTGGCTCGGTCGGTAAACTGGCGCGTAAGGCAGGTAGCTATCTGACACCGTTTACCCGCCTGATGGAGTCGCCTTCAAAAACCTCCCGTCGCACTGCACTGGAGCTGGCAGAGAACAATTACACACTACAGGGTAATGCCCGCGGCATCGAGACACCTGTTGCCGCAGAAACCCGCGTTCGCGGGTGGCGTCGTGAAGAGGCTGCCGTCGTTGTGACAAACAAACAGGCCTACAGTCAGTACAAAGCCGCTGGTGGTGAACTGAGTTTTTCCCAGTTCCGCGAAGAAGTGGGTAATGCCATGCGCAGCGGCGATATGCATGCTAATCAGGTGGTGCAAGAGGCGGCGCAGGCAATGCGCACTGTGGTTAACCGGGTGAAAGTGGCGCAGCAAAAGCTTGGACTGCTGCCACCTGATGAGGAGCTAAAAGCCATCGGTCAGGAGAGTTATTTCCCGCGCGTGTACAAAGTTGGCAAAATCGTTAACGAGCGCGATAAATTTCGCGACATGCTGGTCGACTGGTGGTCTCGCGGTGAGAAAACCATGTCCCGCGAAGAGGCGGAAATTACTGCCGATGCCACGATCAATAAAATCGTCGGCGCAAAAATCCCGCAGGATTTCGCAAACGTCTTTATGGTGAAAGCGGCAGGCAGCACCCGGTCGCGTACGCTCAGCGTTCCCGATCGCCTGATGAAAGATTATCTGGAGAGCGACGCCAATTATGTGCTGCAACGGCACATTCGCGAGGCGTCGGCAGAGGTGGAGCTGACGCGCGCATTCGGTAATAAATCACTGGAGAAGCAGCTCAAGGATATTCAGGACGAATATGATGCGCTGATGCGCCAGAATCCCAAAGACCAGGCGAAACTGGCGAAAGCCCGCGATAACGATATCCGCGACATCACAGCGCTGCGCGACCGCCTGGCGGGAACTTACGGCATGCCGGACGATCCATCATCATTTTTTGTGCGCGCGGGTGCGTTTCTGCGCAGCGCTAACTTTGTAACCAAGCTGGGCGGTATGACCGTTTCCGCTATTCCTGATCTCGCGCGCGGTGTGATGGTTAACGGGTTTGGCAATACCATGCGCGGCTACTCCGCATTGATCACACGGTCACCGGCATTCAAGGCCAGCCGGGCCGAACAGTTAAAAATGGCCGTCGGGCTGGAAACGATCCTGCATACTCGTGCGCGTACGATGGGGGACCTGATAGACAGTTCTGCCCGCACTACGGCGGTAGAAGCGGGAATGGAACGCGTTACTGATGCGTTCGGCAAGCTCACGCTGATGGGTCACTTCGATGATATGAACAAATCGGTAAACGGCATGATCACGTCCGACGGCATTCTCTCCGGCGCGTTCACTGGCCGTCGTCTGGCGAAGCTCGGCATTAACGACAACATGGCCGCGCGTATCCGCAGTGAGTTCGAGAAACACGGTGAAGTCATCAACGGCTGGCATATCGGTAATTTCGAAAAATGGGATGATCAGCATGTGGCTGGCGTTTTTCAGTCAGCGGTACTCAAAGACGTTAACAACACTGTTATCACGCCGGGGATCGGGGATACACCGCTGTGGGCCAGCACGCCGCTGGGTAAGACCATCTTTCAGTTTAAATCGTTCGCTACTGCGTCCTATAACCGCGCAACGCTGGGCGGCCTGCAAGAGGGGACTGGTCAGTTTTATTACGGTACTGCTTTTCAGATTGGGCTCGGCGCGCTGACGTACGCGCTTAAACAGTCTGCAAACGGAAAGGAGGTAGACTGGTCTCCTCAGAAACTGGTCATTGAGGGGGTCGACCGCTCAGGTATTCTCGGTCCGCTGATGGAGTATAACAATATGGCGGAAAAGGCTTCCGGGGGGATGGTCGGGCTGGGGGCTTTGCTCGGCACTGGAACACAGTCCCGTTACGCCAGCCGCGGCTTTATTGGCTCAGCGCTGGGGCCAACCTTTGGTCTGCTGGACACCATCACCGATGTGACGGCTGGTGTGCTCAACGGCGATGCCGGCGATCGGGTTCTGCACAACGTACGTACGCTGCTGCCGGGGAATAATCTCTTCTGGAGTGCTCCGCTGATAAATCAGGTTGACCCGGGTATGAGGTAATCGGTCGGGATTCCGACCTTAAACCCGCGCCATCATAGCCCTGTATTCACTACGGGGCTTTTTTTTTTTATGCATCAGGATTACAAAACACGCCTTACCGCACTGAGCGATAAACTCACCGACGTGGTGCTCGAAGAAGCCGATCCGGAAAACTGGCCGGGGGCGGGAAAGAAACCGAGCGAACTGACCAAAGATGAACGCGGAGATCGCTACTGGGACAAAAAGAACGCAGCCGCATCGCTGACGCTGTTGATCAAGGTGCATTCGCTTATCGGTATGCAGACGCGCGGAGGTACGCCAACTGATAATCCTGGTCAGGATGATGAAGCTTTTGCGCTGGGCCAGCAGGTATCAAAGGCTGAGCGTGAAGCGGCCGCCATTATAGAGCGTCTCCAGAAAGGGAAAAAATGATCTCCTTCCTCGCCTTCTTTCTGATGTGGGCGGAACGGATGCAGTGGAATGTACCGGACTGCCACTATAAGGCCTGCCACTGGCTGGAGCATCGCGGTAATCTTGCGGTGCTTCGCTGTTTCCGTGGGTTCGGTAAATCAACAATCCTTGCAGTCTATAATGCCTGGCGATACTACTGTGACCGACAGTACCGCATTTTGCATCAGTCTGAATCTGACGGCACCGCGTATAAAACCAGCCGCGATACGCAGAACGTTTTGCGTAACCATCCGCTGACTAAAGGCATGCTACCAGACGGGCAGGGGACGGTAGAGCAGTGGTGGGTCAATGGCGCGCTGGATTTACGTAACGGCAGCATGTACGCCAAAGGCATTCTGTCTAACGTTACCTCCGCCCGTGCCAACGAATGCCAGAACGATGACGTAGAGGTACCCCGCAATATCCAGACGCCGGAGGCGCGTGAAAAGCTGCGCTATCGACTGGGCGAACAAACGCACATCCTGATCCCCGGCGGCCGCAAGCTCTACATTGGTACGCCGCACACGCATGACAGCCTTTACGATGAGGTGGAGTCTATGGGCGCTGACTGTCTTACCATCCGGCTGTTTGAGAAAGAAAAACGTGTTGAGGCGAAAGACGCCACGCAGCTGCGCTATGAGTTATCTTTCAGACCGGAATATGTTTTCGCCGGGATCCATAAAAGTGCCCGCCTGCTGGTTGAAGATGTCGACTATAAAATTACGGCAAGCGGTGTTGAATTTGCCACCGCGCCTGACACCGTTATCGATTTTTATGCGGATTGCGCCTGGCCTGAGCGATTCACTCGGGAGGAAATGGAGAATCGTCGTAAAGAAACGCGCACGATTAACGAGTGGGATAGCCAGTATCAGCTGCACAGTAAACCCGTCGGCGACGTTCGTCTCGATCCCGACCGCATTCGCGAGTACAACATCCACCCGCAGATCCGCTATGCGAATCGTACGGCCTCGCTCTGGCTGGGTAACGTGCAAATCGTTGGCGCTGTCGCCTGGTGGGATGTGGCCACAGGTAAAGTTAAGGCCGATGCTTCGGCGTTCTCGCTGATGCTGACGGATGCAAGAGGGCATTTGTACTGGCACATTTGCCAGGAGCTTACGGGTGAGCTGGCAGAGTTTGACGATAACGACAAAATCACCGGCGGGCAGGTGGCGCAGATCAAAGAGCTGGTACTCAGATATCAGATCCCGGTGGTTTGTGTCGAAGTTAACGGCCCGGGCAGCTTCGCGGGTAAATTGCTGCGTCAGGCGCTCAAGGGTACCGGCTGTGGTGTTCGGGAAGAATTCAGCATCACTAACAAGCAGAAACGTATCCTTGATGCGTTTGAAGCGCCGCTGTCGTCGCGGTTCCTTTGGGCGCATACCGATGTACTTGACGGCCCGGTGTATGACCAGATGCGTGACTTTAATCCGACGCTGACCAACCAGCCAGATGATTTTATCGACTCTGGCGCCGGCGCGATAAGTCAGACTCCTGTACGCATCGGGAAAGTGGTCGGGATTCCGACCGGGCATGCGCGCGAAGATTGGCAGTTAAGTGACGGAGATCATCTAGTCGACGTCGATTATTAACCTGCCAGAGGTTTCGCTTCATGCCGGTACCCAACCAGACGCCCTATATTATTTATAACGCCAACGGCCTGACGACCGTTTTTTCATTCGAGTTCTACATCATCAACGCCGGTGATATCCAGGTGTCGATCAACGGCACAACGGTAACCAGTGGATACAGCGTGTCAGGGATAGGAAACGTCGGTGGTGGAGATGTAACCTTTATCACTCCACCAGCCAGTGGTTCTGTGGTTATGCTGGAGCGCGTCGTACCTACTTACCGCCTGACAGACTACCAGGACAACGGTGACTTGCTGGCCGACACGGTAAACAAGGATTTCGACCGTTTGTGGATGGCTATCCAGCGTTCGTTTATTTATCTGGGGCTGGCATTGCGTCGACCTTTGCTGGGTGGTCCGTTTAACGCAGAAGGGTACCGTATCGCTAACCTCGCCGATCCGATAAACGATCAGGACGCTGCCACTAAAAAGTATGTTAATCAGGTAGGGCAGACAAACCTCAATCGAGCATTACGGGTACCGGAAGGTTATGTTAATCCGCTTCCGGCAGCAGCAGAACGACGGAACAAGCTTTTAGGTTGTGACGATGCCGGCAACCCGGTTTTCGTGATGCCTCCTTCTGGCTCTGCCTCAGATGTGCTACTGGATCTGGCAAAACAGGGTAGCGATAAGAAGATTGGCAGTTCATATGGTGCTACCGTGTGGGCTGACTATGAGCGCGGCGAATTTCAGCGAAAAGGTTATTTTGCGGTTGGCGGACTCGTTGAGAATAACCGGCAGGTTATGCAGGATGAAGACGGTCTGTGGTGGTTTTACACAGGGACGTATCCTTATGCGGTGTCGCCCGGGGTTGATCCGTATGACGACCCTCTGTGGTACTGCGCGGGCCTGTTGAACGGGAAGGAAATAAGCGATCTTTCTTCGTGGTGCGATACGGTTTCAAATGTTGATGTCACGTTCGAAATGCAGCAATTTTTCCGAACATTAGCGTATCTAAAACGTAAGGCTGTCTGTTATGGAGCCATAAAGCTAACGTCAGGTATCAATACCTATGATGTTCCATGGGACATGAGTAAGCTGATAGTAACTCTTGATGCCAGTAGCGTTGATAGTGTCATTACAGGAAGTGGTGGGTATATATTCCTGGTTAAAGACCCTGCAACTATTGAAGGAACAGGATTCAATGCATCTATCACAGAGATCGGCCAGATATCCAGTTCAGCATTGAATACCTTTGGTTTTTCTACGTTTGGTTACGAGGCTGAGACTTCGGCTGATAATGCTTATCTCCGTGGCGGTTCTGGCATTATTCAGATATTCTAATAAACGATTCTGGGAATTTTAGGGCGACACCATCGCTATACGGACTCACCGGGACAGTAAAGTACGCAACAAGACCTATCCGACCACAAGAGGAATATCTTTCTCCGAAGATAATCCTGACAGGAACCTTCTCAAGTTCACTGACAATTCGGTCGGTTGTCAGGGTGGAATGTAATAACAGAACATTCATCGGTGGTGTGGTAGATGCAAGGTCCGAATCAATTTTTTTACAGGCCTTCTATGAAAGCAACAAAGTCGCTTTTATCAATGTTTTTGATTGTCACTGGCGTAACAGTTTCGTGCTCTCAGATTATCTGGTTAATGCATTCGCCACCTATGGTTTAAATATACAGCGTTGTTCTGCACTGTTTGGTTGGGGTCTGGTTGATGGTAATTTCATGCGGGATACGGTGGTTAGCGACTGTGTGACTGGCGCAAAAATGGGATGCCACGCTATGGCCTGGAATTTTACAGCTCAACGTATTAAATTCCAGGGGATCACTGATAATATTAACGGTGGATATAGTAAAGGCGGGATCCATATTACAGGTGGAGGAACTCTGATAGTAAGGGATTGCGATGTTTTCTATGCTGGAGGGCAATACAATACTGAAAACCTTGTTCAGACGCGTGATGACTACGGACAGGGATGGGAAGGGGACATCCTCGTAGAGAATATTCGAATAACCTATCAACTTAAAAATGCAAGCAATTCCCCGTATGCTCTTGTTTGTATGCAGGCTGGGGTAAGTGGTAGCCTTGACTATACAAGGAGTAAGCTCTACCTCGGTAAAAAAATAACAATCAGGAACGTTAAATTATACCGTGGGACTATAGCTTATGGTGCTGAAAATATTTTGTTTGCGCCGTTATATTTTAACGTTGGTGGTTCCATGACAACAAGGTACCCAGATGAAGTGGTTATGGAAGATATCACTCAGGAGTCAATAATAGGTGGGTGGAATCTTCAATTAAGATTCCCGGGAATTATGGCATCCTCATATTTAGATGCTTCCAGATGTAAGTGGACTTTAAGGAGGGTTAATCTCACTCTCCCTCCGGGCGTTAATACATTCTTTATTAATCCAACAATATCCGATCTTTCCGCTTCTAAAATTACTAATGAGGTAATTTTTGAAGATTGCGCTGGAACAATCAACGGTACCTTGGCAGGGACTTTGCTGGACTCATGGACGATAAGGAGATGTCAGGTGGGAGCTATCAGTCTCGATACCGTTGCGACCTCTGCTATGACGTTCAGAATGGATGCATGCAGTATATCGGGGAATAAATGCGGTGGTAGTATTGGTGTTGAGAGAGCATATTACACTAATAATAATATTACTTCTCTGAGTGCTACTGTAGGAGCAAGAAGCGTGTACTGTAACGGAAACACGCTTCCTCCATCAGGTAGCATTACTGGTAGAACAGTAGGGGAATGGTGGGACTACAGAGATCCCTCAGTATTCAGAGTAACTTGATAATCTAAGGTTTAGGTGGGTAAAACTACCCACCTAAATCATTTAAAATAATTTTTTATTTTTCTCAATAAACCAGCGCGCGCCTTCCACTGACATATGGGAGTTATCAAATTGTAACGGGTATGCTTTGCCGTTTTCGTGGATAATGTTTATGCATTTTCCGTTTTTACATATTTCCTCAACTGGTGATATGTACGTTACATAATCCATGTCATGTGCGTATTTGGAAAGATATTTATCGTTCCCCAACACGTACACTCCTTCATTCATTAATGATAACGGTAAGCTTCCAAACCCGTCATTTCCATACTTTTCTATAAGATTTAAGGCGGTATCCTTCCAGTAAGGGAATGGACCAATGATAATTATCTTGTTTACGCCTGAGTTATGTATATTTCTAACAAGAGAATCCAATTTTTCTCGTATAGGATATCTGTTCCATAGCCCAGCGAGAATAACTGTCTTAGGCTTAGCATTTAGTATTTCTTTGTACACATACTCATTGATATCAATACATTTTTTATTAGGCTCTATGGCTACTCCTGGAATCGGCCCACAAAGCCCAGCAGTGCGTTGAACAACGTTTCCATTATTACCAATAACATCTCTTATTCCGGATGCAAGCTGAGCTGCATGCGAATCACCCCAGATTACTATAGAGTCCGCATTCATTTTATCCTGGCAACCAGAGAAACCTTCTGGTCCCTGATGAGTGGAAAGGAAGCATGTATCAGGCAACCATTTGCTTTTATCCATTCGGTACTCAGCAACTTCTTTCAGATCACCTGAGAATCTAAATGCTAACCCCTTAGTTACAGATACAGTAGCTGATATAACAAATACAATAACGAATAATATTAAGTTAACTTTAAGCTTCGATCTTTTTCTGAGTGTGTTTTCAATGGTTTTGTAAGATATGTCACCAAGCGCGAAAGATGCAATTACACCAAGAGAAATATTGATAGCGTTAAATTCTATGTCATAGTATTTCATGACAACAACAACAGGCCAGTGCCACAAATAAACTGAGTATGAAATCTTACCAGCCCATTGAGCAATCCTGTTTGAAGTAAAAACGGAGTTCTGGTCATTAGTAGCCAGAAGAACTATCGCAGCGCCTATAACGGGGGCGAAAGTTGAGTAACTTGGCCAGTAACCATTACTATGCAGCATCACAACAGCAACGACAATTAGAGCTATGCCGTAACCATCGCAATTCTTTAACCATTCTGGAAGTTTGTAACGCACAGATGCCATGTACACAAGGCCGCCTGCCAACATTTCCCAGGCCCTTGTTGGCAGAAGATAGAAGATATCCTCTCTGGTGCCAGTCACGCGCATAAGTGTGATTGCAAGCGATATGGCGAATATGGTAGATAATGTAATACCAACAGGTAGCCGTAATTTCTTAATCGCAATGACCAGTACGGGGTAAAGAATGTAGAATTGCCACTCAGCTGAAAGTGACCAAGTGTGAAGCAAGAAGTTGAATTCTGACGAAGGGTCAAAATAGCTAGAGTGGATTGCGTAATAATTATTTGAATAAAATAGTAAAGAAGATATCGCGTTCTTGCCCAGTATTTCAAATTCATTTGTACTTAACGCAAATAAACCGAAAAACATTAAAACAAGAACTACAATCACCAGAGCTGGTACAATTCTTAGGAATCTAGCAATATAAAAATCCAGTACTCCTTTATGATCTACGCGCTCAAGCACAATCCCAGTCATAAGGAAACCGGAGATCACAAAAAAAACATCTACACCTACAAACCCACCGGATACATAAGGTACGCCGAAGTGATAAAGCACTACACTCAGAACAGCAAAGGCTCTTAAACCATTTATATCGAGCCTGAATTTTTTATAGCTCATTTCGTAACCATCATTCCAAAGTGCCATACGTGGCAAAATTAAGATAATGGATGATAGACCTTTTGATAAAGATCGTCATCCTCACTTGGTTAGTTGCATCAACCATATCGACATCGATCACTAAATTTACTCGTTATGGCTGTTGTTCGACGCAGGAATATGGTCGGGATTCCGACCGGCCTCAACGCATACCCTCAACTCACTACAAGATTTTCCCCACAGGGGGTGAGGCATGAGGATGAACAACCTTTCAGACGTAGCCGCGGGGCTATCCTACGGAACATCAATAGGCAGCTTTGGTTACTGGCTGCTGCAACTCCTCGATAAAGTGAGCCCAAGCCAGTGGGCTGCAATCGGCGTCCTTGCCAGTATTCTCTTTGGTTTACTGACATATCTGACCAACCTGTATTTCAAAATTAAAGACGATCGTCGAAAAGAGGCCCGTGATAATGGCTACCAGCAAGACTAAACTCAGCGCCGCCGTTCTTGGGCTGATCCTTGCTGGCGCCTCAGCGCCGCAAATTCTCGATCAGTTCCTCAATGAGAAAGAGGGAAACAGCCTCACAGCGTACAAAGACGGAAGCGGGATCTGGACAATATGCCGTGGCGCCACGATGGTTGATGGAAAGCCGGTGGCGCAAGGCATGAAATTGACGCAGGCGAAATGCGACCAGGTAAACGCCATTGAACGGGATAAGGCTCTGGCGTGGGTTGACCGGAATATAAAGGTACCACTGACCGAACCACAGAAAGCCGGTATTGCTTCGTTCTGCCCGTATAATATCGGCCCCGGTAAATGTTTCCCATCAACGTTCTATAAGCGCATCAATGCCGGTGATCGCAAAGGGGCCTGCGAGTCGATCCGCTGGTGGATAAAAGATGGTGGACGTGACTGCCGACTGACAAAAGGCCAGAAAAATGGCTGCTATGGTCAGGTTGAGCGCCGGGATCAGGAAAGCGCACTGACGTGCTGGGGGATAGACCAGTGACCATTAAAGCAAAGCTGTTAGTGCTGGCCGTTCTGCTTGGGATGTTTGCCGGTGCGTACTATGCCGGTTACCAGAAAGGCTGGTACACACATAGCGAAAAGGTAAACAGCGAGCATAAAGAGAAAAACAAAAAGGCTGAGAAAGCCGTCGCTACTGGCGAGCAAAAAGCGGCAGCGGCCAGCGCAGAGGGGAAGGTAATTTACCGGACCATTTACCGAGATGTGGTGAAATAT